TTGCTGATTTGGTAAATAAAGAAGATAGAGTTAGTAAAGCGGCTGTTGATGCCGCCCGAGCTTCTCGTGGTGGCGGGGGTGACGGTCCTCAAAGTCAAGGGCAGAGAGATGCCGTTGAAGCACAGAAAGATGAGGCGGCGGGATTGGGAGGTTACGCTGATGGCGGTCAAGTGCCTCAGAGCGACCGGCCTGTACCTCAAAAAGCACAGCAAGTTACAGAAGCGGGTTTTGTTGAAAAAGAGCCGGAGCTAGCAACTCCTGCTGAGACTGTTGCAGATGACAAAGCTATTGATGTTGAAGAGGGCACGTTTATCCTGAATGCCCCGGCTGTTGAATATATGGGTTCAGCAGATGTTAAAAAAATGATTCTTGATGCGATGAAAGAAGCAGAAAAACAGGGCATTGAAGTAAATCAACGAAATAAAAAGATACCTAAAGATAAACTCGTATCGTTGGTTGTGTCTAAAGGTGAAGTAGTTATACCTCCAGTTCTCGCAAACATAATCGGCTACGACAGATTAAATAAAATTAATAACCGTGGAAAACAAGAAGTAGAAAAGCGTATTTCTGAGAATGGTCAAGCCCCAGAACAAGCCGCTCAAAATGCGGCAAGGGGAGGAGATACTCGCCTTGATCTAGACGACGTAGATCACTACGGTAAGTTTAAAAACCCGTTTGCATCTGTAGGAAGTTACGTCGAGCAAGTTGGAGCTACTCTTACTAGAAACACGGATGCTATGGAAAAGGCGTTTACCTATTCCGCCAATTACCGAAAGATGCACAACACCTCAGATAAAGTTGAAGATACTTTTAGGCATCTTCTACTAGGCGGACTGTATGGTCCTTTAGGAAGAACATACGCAGACTTTAAAGAGAAAGAACATATTTATGCAACTCAATCAATGATTGATGCGTTTAGTGAGAACAATCCTCTTCGCGGTTCTTTTTTAAATCCTTCAACAGAAAAAATAGACACAACTAAAGCGAAAAAAATAAACAAAGAATCAAAGATTGATTTAGAAAACAATAAGTACGGAGGCATTCTCCGTAAGCAGATTCCAGACGAAAAAGAATTTGCCCGAGCTTCTGAAAGAATAATGGATATTGTTCGGGCGGAGGGTATCGATAAGGTACCTTCACTTTACGATGATGATGGCAAGCGAGTGCGTCTCCGACTTAGCACTGTGCCAGATGATCGTAACAAAAAATAATTCAACGGCTACCCTGCAATCCCGCAGGCCCCGTAATACACTACGGCTACCCTCAGCCATGAGGCCCCGTGAGATAGGAGACTAAAAATGGCAAAACAAAAAGGGCATCGCGCCAATAAACCAAATGACTCTTTTGGAACAATTAACGACGATAATCTTTATCGTGGAAAGTATCGAGAAGAAGTCTATAAGGATGAAGAAGAAGCAGTAGAAGCACAGGACCCCTCAACTAAAGAAGAGGCTACTCCTGAGCAACAAAGCTTTGCGGAACCCAGAGAAGGTTCGGAAACGGACTACAAAAAGCGTTATGATGATTTAAAACGTCACTACGATACGAAGCTTGACGAGTGGAAGCAAGAACGAGAAGAACTTGCTAAAACACGAGAAGCTGGAGCAAACTCAGGTCTTGCATCCAATGAATTACCTAAGACTCCCGAGGAGTTGGAGCAATTCAAAAGCAAGTATCCTGATGTTTACGCAATCGTTGAAACAGTTTCATCTTTACAGGCCCAATCAAAGTTGGACTCATTAAAAGGTGAAATTGAAACTTTAAAAGGTAGAGAAGAAGAGTTAACGGTTCAGAGTGCTTACAAAGAACTTCTTACAGCACACCCCGATTTCCCGGATTTCAAAACTGATGAAAAGTTTTTGGCGTGGTTAGATGAACAGCCTGAATCAATTTCAGATGGCATCTACAAAAACAACAAAAACGCTAAGTGGGGCATTCGCGTCATCGATCTGTATAAAGCAGATATGGGCATTGGTAAAAAGACCAGACGGTCAAAAGATGTCGACCCAGCCGCCGCAGTGACACGATCTACTGCGAAAGATGTTGCTGGAGAGGCTCAACCAGATAAAAAAATCTGGAAGGCTTCAGACATCGGTCGAATGAAACCGTGGCAATTCGAGAAGGTAGAAGCTGAAATCGATGCCGCACGTGCTGAAGGCCGAATAGACTACACAACTTAATAACCTAACTATCTCATAAGGAAGGGTAATAACATGGCTTTTAATAGCGCATCAGGTTATAACAACCTGCCTTCAGGAAACTTTACTCCTGAGATTTTTTCTCAGAAAGTCCTGAAGTTTTTCCGTCGTGCGTCGGTAGTCGAAGACATCACCAACACTGATTATGCTGGTGAAATTGAAAACTTCGGTGACACCGTTCGCATTATTAAAGAACCTACAATCACTGTATCTTCTTACTCACGCGGTGCTGTGGTCAACCCACAAGACCTCGCTGACGATCAGATCACAATGGTTGTTGACCAAGCGAATGCTTTCGCGTTCAAGATTGACGACATTGAAGAGCGTCAGTCACACGTCAATTTTGAGGCGTTGGCTACATCTTCTGGTGCGTTCTCTTTGAAGCGTAAGTATGACGCAACCGTACTTCAAGCAATGGCTGATGGTGCTGGTGTAACAGGCACAGCCTCGACGTTTGGTTCTGCCGCCGCTCCTCTGGATATTACAGGCAGTGGAAACGAAGACGCCGCAGTTAACATGATGCTTGCAATGGCACGTGCTCTCGACGATAACTCAATTCCAGAGGAAAATCGTTGGTTCGTAGCTCCTCCACAGTTCTACGAAATTATGTTTAAGGCTGGTGCTAAGTTCGCGGAAGTACAAGTAACTGGCGATGCAACATCTCCTCTTCGTAACGGTCTCGTTATGCAGGGTAATATTGCGGGCTTCAACTGTTACAAAACAACAGCCCTTAACAACTCTGGTACAGATGTTGTAACAATTAGCGGCCAAGACACCACAAACGACTTTGTTGTTATGGCGGGTCATATGTCTTCTACAGCGACTGCGTCACACATCGCTAAGACTGAGGTTGTACGTTCAACTGAAACATTCAGCGACATCGTCCGTGGCTTGCACGTATTTGGCCGTAAGGTCTTGCGTCCAGAGGCACTGGCTGTTGGCGTTGCTAAGACTGACTAATAGGAGACCTTGAATAATGGCTACATATACTGTCACTGGTGCCGTTGCGGGCGTCCCCCTCGGCATTAAACCTCAAATCGTTGAGGTAGTGCTCGATTTTTCGAGTACAAACTTGACTACTTCTGACTCAGTCGAAGTAATTGAGATGAAGGCTAATACACTTGTTCTTGGAGCAGGTGTAGAAATTCTAACAGCGACATCCAACTCTGGTTGTGTCATCGACTTAGGTGATGATTCTGACGATGATTTGTATGTTTCTGCTCTAGATGCTACAGGCACAAACCACGAGAGTAACTCGGCAGATGGAACAAGAAAATTGTACACCTCTGCTGATACTATCGATATGATTGTTAATTCAGCAACGTTCGATGGTAAATGTCGTGTGTATGCGATAATTGCAGAACTCGGTACTGCCGAGACTGCGGCATCGTTTGCCTAAATATGTCAGGGGCCTTCGGGCCCCTTGACTCTTCTTATTCTATCAGCTAAACTCAAGACAGGCCCTCCGGGGGTATACCTACATGAAACCAATGGGATACACAGAAAGATTTGCAAAAGCCCGTGCTATGATGGCAAAAGGGGGCAAAGCTAAAAAGAAAGGTAACAAGATATGTCCTGCGGGTATTGCGTGGGCAAAACGTACCTTTGATAAATACCCTAGTGCGTACGCTAATCTTGCCGCATCAAAGTACTGCAAAGATCCTAACTACGCAAAGAAGTCTAAGGGCAAGAAGTAATGGGTGAACTTAAAAAGTGGGTTAAACAAGATTGGGTACGTATCGGCACCGACGGTAAAATTAAAGGTAAGTGCGGTACATCTAAGAACAAAAAAAATCCCGACCGCTGTTTGCCACGAAGTAAGGCCCAGAGTCTAAGCCAAAAAGATCGTGCCGCAACTGCACGTAAAAAGAAAGCAGGCGGAGCAAAAGGTAAACAATTTGTTGCTAACACCAAAAGAGCAAAGGTGAGATCTGGTGGCAGAAAAAAGTAAACGTGCAAAAAAACAAGTAAATTTATCTGTTGGCCGTGGAGAGAAACGACCAGCTAGTAAAGGTGCAGGTTTAACTGCAAAAGGAAGAGCAAAGTACAACCGAGAAACAGGCTCTAATTTAAAAGCTCCTGTAACTGGTAAAGTAAAACCCGGAAGTAAAGCGGCAAAGAGACGTAAAAGTTTTTGCGCTAGATCGAAGGGATGGACAGGTGAACGCGGCAAGGCCGCTCGTCGTAGGTGGAAGTGTTAATGGTCTGCAAGTGTAACAATAATTACAGTAACATGAAATACGACATAGACTCTCTTGAAGATCAACTAATTGATCACGAGGGCCTTGAGCTAAAGCCTTACCACTGTACAGCAGACAAGCTGACCATTGGCGTAGGCCGTAACATTCAAGACCGGGGCATCACAGAAGATGAAGCTCGGTATCTACTTAAGAACGACATTAAGATTGTAGAAGATGAACTTCTTACGAGACAACCCGTGGTTGCTGGACTTGATTCTGTTCGTCAGCGTGTGCTTGTTGACATGGGCTTCAATCTCGGACTTCCAATTTTGATGAAGTTTCAAAACATGTGGGCCGCGATTGAGGACGAGGACTACCATGAGGCCGCACGGCAGATGATGGATTCCCGGTGGGCATCTCAGGTAGGCCGACGCGCAGAGCGTTTAGCTCAAGCAATGTCATCAGGTGAGTGGATTTGAGCACATTAAAATACGTAACAAAAGGACTTGAGGTTGCAGACACATCATTGTCAGCCGCAAAGTCAAGTAACACAGGTTTGCTGTACCAGTGCCCGACAAGTTTTACCGGTAAAGTTATGTTCTTGCATATCTCAAGCGGCGCGGCTACCGCCAAAAAAATTAGTGTAAACTTTAACGATTCATCCGCAAGTTCAGACCATCTTTTACTCGATGAGCATAGTGTTGCGGCTAACACGGAGCATGACCTTGTTTCCGGGGGGTCTGCTCTGTATTTAGATCCCGGTGATGCCTTACACTGTTTCAAAGAATCAGGTGGCGATTTTCATGTAACAATTTCTGTAGAAGAA